TATTCAGTATACCAAGAGAGTTATTTGGTGAAGAAGTAAAACCAGGTAGTGTGGAATTAGAGGTTACTACAGGTGGAGTTACTTACGATTTGCGTGATGATAGTGATGGAAATATTTTTGATTTCGCATACTCATCAAGTTTCGCTGCTTATAAATCAAGTTCATTTGATAGAACACAAGGTATAGATTCAAATGGAAGTGGTTCTCAAGTTGGTAATATATTTTACGAACAAGGAATCATAGTATTAACAGATACAGGTTCATTAGTAAATGCTGGAGCTCGTTTAAGTGGTACAGGTACAATTTATGATGGACACAATTTAAAATATAAATCTACTCGTACAATTTATGAACACGAGTATCTTGTTTCAATACAACCAAATCAATATAATTTAACAATTAATAAAAGTACTACTTCTGAATTAAGTGGTAGTATAAGTATCGCAGAGGATAGTGTAGATATACACAGATTCTTTCCACCAGGAGACCAACCATCAGGTGAGGGAACTGGTAGTTTCAAACAATTCTACAACGCTACAGGTGATTATCAATCATTTGTAACACATTCAGAATTCCAACCATATATGACTCAAGTTGGTTTATACAACGATAAGAACGAGTTATTGGCTGTTGGAAAACTCGCAAAACCAATCAAAATCAGTAATAATACAAATACCAATGTTATAATAAGATTCGATATATAAAGAATATTTTCTTTCGACTTTATATTTATTATTGAACTCAATTAAGGCTACACAAAACATCGCTTGGTTCAGCGATTATTTTATAACACAACGGAGAAATCGATGGTTCGTTTCATCAAATCAATGGTTATTGCGATAACTATGCTCGGTTTTGTCACTGCACAAAATCCGATTATAAGAGTAAAACAATTAGGAACTTGGTCCACACCAGATATGTGGTGGAAAGGTTCAGTTACACAAGATTTAGACGACTTTTTGGCACAAGATGTATCTAAACCAGCTGAAGATAATAATAACTTTGATATTTGGAGAGATAAAGTATTGGAGATGGAAGTTACTTTAGATGATAATGGTGCAGATATCACAACATTCAGAATAGATATAGCGTTTGATAATGATTTAATCACTTGGGTAGAATCAGGTGAAACATCAGTTAATGCTTGGAGTCAAGGAAATTCAAGAGTTATTAAAGGTTCACACATAAGTGGTTGGACCGAGGGTGATGAAAGTGCAAACGCAGATTATTCTTTTGAAGTAGTTCATTATGCAAATGTTGGTTATCAAGATTCATTAGCAGTTGGTGGTTCTAATTCATTAGTAGAAGAATCCATAACAGATAGTAGATACGATTGGTTAAGAATAACTGCCGTATCACACGGAAAAGATGATGATGATGACGGAACACCAGATAAAACATTTGGTGGTGGTAATGGAGTACAAAAACAAATCTTAAAATTTCAATTTTTAATCAATGATGTAGTTGATGATTTTGCACCAAGAGCATTTAGAGTTGCAACTCAATACGATGGTAGTGAGGGATACTACACATATGTTTCAGATGATTATCTTTTAGATTATAAAGTTTACATTGATGGTAATTGGGGTGATTCATATACGGCACGAAGAACTTATAATGGAGCGGCTCGTGGTGATATCACATTACATCCAAAACTTGTGCAACTTGAGGGATACTTAAGATACATTGGTGAGTGGTTAGATGCAGATACTCAAGGTAATGTAGATGGTGAAAAAGATGATGATGAAGAATTCTCACAAAACAAATATGCTATGATGAAAGTTATCTTTGAAGTGGATGAAACTAATCCAGATAATCTTTCTAATTGGAGAAACATAAGAGATATTAATTATCCAACAAGTTTAACAGATGAATCTTTAAACGATGATGTTATGGGAACTTATGATGAGTATTCAACAAACGCATTAGG